ATCTCGACCATTCTGGACAAAAAAGGTGTCGCGGTTCGTGCAGGACAGCACTGTACCGGCCCGTTGATGGAACATTTGGGCATACACGCCACGTGCCGCGCGTCATTCGGAATGTACAACACCAAAGATGAGATTGATGCGCTTGTCGACGCTTTAGAACTCGCACGTGATCTTTTTGGGTGACGATAACGACCACAGTGGTTGGCGTATACCGGCTATGGACTTGGTCATACGATTTGCAATTGCGGGCGCGGCAACGCCCGGATATACCGCCATGTAATGGACCCTTAGCTCAGCTGGATAGAGCGCTGCCCTCCGAAGGCAGAGGCCAGAGGTTCGAATCCTCTAGGGTCCGCCACTTTTTGCACCCAAAAATAAAAATATCCTTATAAATCAAGGACTTGATCTCGTTTGAGTCTCTAGCCTCTTGCTTGGGGTCAAGAAATGGGTCAAGGTTATGTGAGGCCCTCCTAATGCGACTTGAAAGCGAACCCCACCCTTGGGCCGGTCAGCGTTGGCTGTCCTTGGGGTCTTTGCGGAATTCCGATTGCCCCGCCCCATTTACCTGCCCGTCCGTTCCGGTGGAGGGGTAGGCATGGGCTTGGTCAAAAAGCGTGGTTGGTTCTATTGGGTCAAGGCAGTTCCAAAGCGGTATCGTGGCCACGTCCTCGGTCAGAATGGCAAGCCAATTCAACAGGTCCGCCAGGCATTGGGAACGCAAGTTCGCCTTGAGGCCACCGCTAAAGCCTCCCAGGTGGAGGCGTTACGCTTTGCTGAATGGGAGGCGATCTTGGCAGGGAAATCGGACGACGCCCGCCGCTATTACCTAGCGTCTGTGGATTTGGCGCAAAGTTATGGGTTCACCTATCAAGCGTCGGAAACCCTACCCTTCCGTTTCTTTCGAATTTGCGCGGTAAAGCTCGGTTTTCCATCTTTCTTTTGACGTTCCACAATGGTTCCCATGGTGTTTCCTTCCAGTCCGGGGTTTCGTTAGCCGGAACATCTGATCGTTTGGTTTTTAGAGAAGCGGGCCTTTTAAGTTTTGTTTGAAATCGGTGGTGATCGGGCCGAATAGGAAGGAATGATTCCACTGATTGAGCAGAAGCCCATCGTCTTATTGTGCGAGGTGGAAATCCCATGGGGAAAAGTGCTACATCCCGACACCAGTGCTACATCGTGTAGCACCGCGCCCAAAAACGAGGCTAAATCGAGCCGAAACGAGGAAAACGTGAAAAATGGTTGATCCAAAAAACCAAGAAAAATCAGGGTTTTCCGATGTTCAGCGGGCTGCGCGTTTATCCATTGCACCCATGATGGACTGGACGGACTTTTCAAGAAGGTAGTTTTAAATCAGTAGTTTATCAGGTGGCTGGTTCGCGTGTTGTTCAGCATGTTGTTCAATGTCTACAGTCTCGCTGCTATCGCGCCAGTTCTTTGGCGCAGATCGGGCACCACCATTCGCCATCAATTATGCGCCAGCCCTGCGCAAAGAAGTGCTTCCGCGCGGGTGTGATGCTGGAAAAGAAGCCGCCATCGCGCGCGGTTTGATGGCATGCGTCAGGCATGGTCCAATTCGGTGAAGTGACGCTGCAAACGGAACCGCAGCGGGCTTCCATCCAGACAGAAGGTGTGCTGGCCATCAGTCGTTATCCATACATCTGTTTGAATTCACGGTGACCTTCTGCGCGGCGGGCGTCCAGATAGTCTGCCAAATCCTTCAGGTGAACGCCTTTGGCCGACTTTTGGCTGGCTTCCATGCGGACAAGGGGCAGGGCCAGCTGGCCTTCATTTATCTTGCGCATGAATTTGGGCAGCGTCAGGTGCGAAAAGTAGTCAGCGCGCACCTTGTCTGCTGGAATCACCGCTTGCCCGTTGTATTGAGCCATCAGCAGGAATGCAGTGTTCATGCCGCAACCTGACAGACATTTTGGTGCAGGACATCGAAGTTGGTGACATCGACCCAAGGGTTTACAGCCCATGCTTCGGCACCGTTGATGCTATTCCACAGGGAGCGGTAAGAAGCTTTTGGACAGGAAAACCACTCATAGAAATCATCAGGCGAATCTTCATAATCGCAATAAGCGACAAACGCCCCTTCTGTCCTATCGATCCCTTCTGCAATCGCACCCGCTGCGGTGATATCATGCAGGCGTTCGATGCCATAGCTGTTAACGCACAATGTCAGGCGGCTTTCCTGTTTGGGCAGAAAAAGGCTGGAACGCTTATACCATCCTGACTGCTGTTCAGGTTGGCCCGTCATCACGCCAGTTGGCGCATCGAACAGCACCGGCTTTGTGGAATTTCTAACGAACATGCGTTTTGGTTTCTGCGTTTTTTTGGTCAGATCATCCGTGGTTTTCCAGTATCCGAACGCATAGTGCGCCTCCTTGGCCCAAATCAGGTCACCGATTTCAGCGCGGCATTCTTGCGTTGTGATGACGCCACACCCACCAAAGCCCGATGCGATACGCGACCGCGTTTCACCCTCCACCTTAAAAGGGTAAATGTCGCAAATTTCGCCTGCGTCATTGTGGTAGGTTTCCGGTTGCGGATTTAGGATGCGCCGCGTTTCTGTTTTACGACCGGCCAGCAAGGCTCCTACCATGGCTGGACTGAACAGCATCGGGATTTGACGAGTCATGTTGGTACCTTGAGGTGTGGGCAGTTTGCAGACACCAGCGCTGCCGCGACCGGTGGGCAGACGCTGTTGCCGCATTTGTGGGTTTGCTGTGTTTTGGGCATCCGTTTTCCATCTGCGCCAGTCTCGATGTTGTAGCTGTCGGGAAATCCCTGCGCCCGGAACTGTTCGCGCGGGGTCAGCATGCGCATCCCAATGTCGGTGATGGCATAGGTTGCACCGTCAATGTCCACGGTGACCACGCCAAGCCGGTCGCGGGTGGTCAGTGTGTGCGCGGGTTCGGAAACCGTTTGGCTATCGCCTTGGCCGTAGTATTTGGTCAGGAAAGCTGCGACCAAACCGGCATGCCCGCCGCCAGCTGTGATGGTAGTCAGTGGCGCGCGGCTGTCGCGGGCGCTGCGACTGGTGCCGTGCATGTTGACCATGTGGGCTGCGACAATTGTCTGCTGTGTTCCGCGCGTCGTGACCGTTGATACAGGTTCGATCGCACTACGTCCGATTGCGCCCGTGTTGTGTTGGGCAATGAATGCTGCCACTAGCGCATGTTTGCCACCGCCTGCCACTACCGTTCCCAAGGGTTGGTGAATGTCCAGAGCCCGTGGCTTTTGATTTGGCGCTTCACCATATCCGACCTGCACCATAGAGGGTATCAAGATGGCGTTCTGGTCTTTCAGGCTGGCGCAGATGGTGTGCATCGGGTCGAAGGCGCTGCGGTTGCGACCGCCATGTTGCGCGTAGGTGACAAAAAACGGGTCTTTGGCGTTTATGACGTAACGCTGAACGCCGCGCGCGATGCGGCGCAGTGTGTTGTCCGCAAGTGGGCGAACCGCACGCAGGCCATGCTTGGCTTTGATTTCAGCGGATGTGTCGAAGATGCTGGGGCACGGCAGAGTCCAGTCGATGATGGATGCGGCGCTTCGCCATGGCTTCAGTTTGCCTGACAGCACATCCCTAGACACGGCGGGTGCGTGGGTCGGTTCTGGCCAGATAATTGGCCGGCCATCGCATCGGGCGATGACAAACAGACGGTTTCTAATGGTGGGCGCGCCAAAGTCGCACGCCTTCAGCTGCTTCCATTCGACCGCATAGCCAAGCTGGCGCAGCCGCTTTGCCCACTGCTGAAAGGTTTCGCCATTCTTTGATTTGTCAGCTTTGCCGTTTGCATCTAATGGGCACCAGTCCTGAAATTCTTCGACATTTTCCAGAATGATGACCTGCGGTCTGACACGTTCAGCCCAATGCACCACCACCCAAGCAAGGTCACGAATGTTGTTGTCCAATGGCTTGCCACCTTTGGCTTTGCTATGATGTTTGCAATCTGGTGAGAACCAAGCCAGCCCGACCGTCTGATCGGGCTGCACTAAGTCATCAGGGTCCACGGAATAGACAGAAGATGTCAGGTGCAGTGCATCCGGGTGGTTGGCTGCATGCATGGACAGAGCGATTGGGTCATGGTTGATGGCCACGTCAGGGCTGCGACCAAGTGCGATTTCGATGCCAGTGCTGGCACCACCACCGCCTGCAAAGTTGTCAGCAATTAGGGGGCGCAGCTGCTGTGCTGCGGCTTGGGTGGTGTCGGTGTAGTCTAAAAGGCTTCCGTCCATCATCGTGCATCCTGAATATCTAGTTCGTGTGACTTGAAAATCTGGTCACCATTGGGCCATGCGAAGCGCACAGAATTGCCGCCTGCATGCTCAATCCAGTGGGCTGGCTTCCCGCTTACAAGGATGTTGCGACCGAACCCTTCAGGCGTTTCAGCAGCGTGGATGTAGCTGACAATTTTCAGGAAGCATTTGAAAGTGATTGCACCGTTGGCAGACTGCATTGCACGGAATGCGCGCATTCTGGCTTGGTTTTTGTTCTTCGCGTAGAAATGCGCATCACCGTATCCAACCACACCAACAACATATCTTTTCAGGATGCAGGTCATGCGCCTGCCCCTGCCTTGAGGGCGCGCATTGTGCCCTCGGGACAGCCGCATGTTGGCCATTCGGGGCAGTGAAACCGTTTGGGCGTGCACAGTGGTTCATGGTGAGTGGTGGCATCTGCGCGCGCCCCGGCTGAGGCGTGGCCCAACCGCCCGCATCGAAAAAGGGAAAGAAGGCCGGACATGACGAGCAGGCCATGCCCGGCCAAGTTGCCGATGCACATGTGGGCATCGGTCGGGAGGAAACGAGACAGCGCGCCCATCAGGCGGCACCTGTGTTTGTGGCCACTTGGTATTGCGCGGCCTTTTTCAAGTTTCGGATGGCTTGCTCTTCGGATGCGCCGGTCACATAGATGCCGTGCAGGCTCAGCTCCCAAAGATGGCTGCGGTTGCGGGCCGGTGCATGGAAATAGCCATTGGCCTCGTTGCATTCATTGATGATCGCTTCGCGCTGCCCAGCAGGCCCGAGGCATTCGAGGTTCAGCAGAAAGTGCGGCAGGCGATCAAATTGCGCGGGCCAGAAATGCGCGTTCATCACACCACCTGCCGATCTGGGGTGGTGGCTTGGCCGCGCACACGGTGTTGGTGCACGATTTGGCCGCGCTCGGCTTTTGCGATGATCCAAGCAAAGAGGCGCTGGCTGGCCGTGTGCTCGGGCTGTGGGTTGCCGATGATGGATCGCGCCTCGGTCAGCTGCTTAGCGCTTACAATAAATGTGGGTGACATGTCTGACATAGCTCCTCCTTTTATGAGAGGAATATACGTGACAGTAATAATTGTGTCAATCCACTTTATTCCTGTTGAGAATATCACGTTTGACTAAGGCGAGTCGTTTGATCAGAATGGGACGCAAGCTCGAATTGTTGGCGGCGGCCATACAAAAACAGCTACCGATTCGCTCTTAGATGCGTTTAGCTATTGAAAATTTGGTTTCAATTATGGCGTAAAAGCTACTTCAAGTGGAAACTAGTCGCGAAGCTAGAGAAGTTGGGGCGGATCTCTATGGCTGGTTGCATGGCGATGTATTATCTATCACCCATTTGTGTATGATACATATAACGTATATAGATGTTCTATGTTTTCTTACAGCGTCAGGAGTGTGAGGCAGTTTCGTTGGTGTATAGGTGTCTGGTATGAATGTAGATGAATTTGAAAAGGCGCTAAGGTCTCTCGACCAGCATCAAATATCTTGTTTTATTTGTCTTGTGCATAGGCTTGGTCTTTTACCAAAGCAAGAGCATCCTGCCATCCCCTGCGACGTTCATCAGGCAACAAGCGATATATCTTAACAAGCTCAGCTTCCGCTGCGGATAAGTCGTCAAGAAAAAGCGTATGCAAGGGGACGTCTAAAGCAGCGGCAATTTCACAATAAACCTTCAGTGTAACACCTGGATCGCCCCTCTCAACTCGCACTACGTGCGGTTGGGTAATGCCCGCCATTTCGGCTAGCGCAGTTTGGGTGAGTCCACGCGTTTTTCGAAGTGATTTAATATTATTCTTCATGCGTACATGTTATCCGCAGTTTCTGGGTTTGCAAAATAATCAACACGTATAATTATACTTGACACTTATATTCCTGACAGGCATATCCTCGCGATATGACACTTGTTGAATTTCTAGCCTCAACCGGAACCAGCCAGATAGACTTCGCTAAGAAAATTAAGCGAACTCAAGGATCAGTCTCTAGGCTGTGCTCGGGATTAGCCAGGCCCAGTCTTGATTTGGCATTTGAGATTGAGCGCGCAACCGAAGGTAAGGTCCGCGCGTCCACCTGGGTAAGTAAACGGGCCCAAGAATGCGGTGGAACTATTTGTAGAGCTGCGATCCAATGACCCGGTCGCTGCCAAAAATCCGTTCAAATGCTTCATGCGTTAACCATAGTGCGGTTGCCGATGAAACGTCTTTCTCAATCGTGCATACACCCCGGTCAGGCATCGCAAGGGCCATCTGGTCTGGATTCCGGTTTTTGCTGAGGGGCCGAGAAAAATCTTTCGTGGCCAACCGTGTTCAGGCCGAAATCTTTGCCCGCGAGCGTTTTCGCGCGCTCTTGCGCGCGCCGTTCCCCGGCGTGAGTGATCGTGAGGTGGCTGAGATTTGGGCTGGCAAGCTCAATGTCTCGGACCGCACTGTCCAGAATTGGCTGGCGATGACGACATCGGCCTCCATCACAGACATGACAATTGTTGGGGCCACACATGGCATCTGGCAGACTGCTGCAATTTTCGTGGGCGATGACAAGCGCGACGAAGTGATGGCGAGGATCGGGCGATGAATGAGGTGGCCGCTTTTTTTCATTCCAGCCTGTCTTGTGCCGGGTCAGACGTGATTGCATCGCGGCTGCAGGGCTTTGTCGCAGACACTGTCGCGCATATTGGCATCGCGGGCATTCTTACATCGCTGGTCATTTTTCGCGACTGGCCGATTCGGCTATTTTGGGCTGGGTTTTTGGCAATCATAGCCAAGGAGCTCGCTTTCGATTTGCCAAACGCCGGATGGACCGGGCTGGTCATGTTTGACAGCGCATGGGACTTGGCGAGTTGGTTTTTAGGCTTCTTTGCGCAGTGGGTTTTGTTGACCGGGCGGCGCGTGTGAAGGACCTCGATCTGCCGCATACGCGCAACTGGAACGCCCCTGCACTGGACACTTACGCACGCGCTTGCCTGTTGCGCTCAGATGCGCGGCTGGGCGATGTGATCAATCATTCTCGTGGCTGTCTGTCCTATCTCGCCACGCCATATTCCAAGCTGGCCTGCGATGACGACGGTGCGTTCAGCAGTGCTGGATCGCTGGAATGCGCGGCGCGTGCGGCGCGTTGGGCGCGCCTCTTGGCGCTTGAGGGCATTACTGCCGTGTCACCGATCATTCAGGCGGTGGAAATGGTGCATGTGGATGTGATCGATCCGCAGCTTGATCCGCTGGACGAACGGTTCTGGGAAGGCTGGTGCCGACCGCTGCTCAACGCATGTGGCGGCGTCATTGTCCCGCCCATTCCGGGCTGGAAGGATAGCGAAGGCATCTGGGCTGAGGTTTGCGCGGCGCTCCGTGCGCAGCGGCCCGTGTTCCTGATCAGGCCCGGTGCAGAATTTGGGGGTGTCGCATGAGCTTTGATGACGCCAACGCCAATCAGATCAAGGAACATGACATCAACCCGCAGGCGTGCCGCGCGCTGTGGTGCGCGGTGATCGAAGAACAGCTGCGCCTCGCCATGTCGCAGCGTGCGGTGGATCGGCCCTTTGAGATTGACGGCGCACGTCGCTGGTTTGGATCGCGCGACTTTTTTGCTGTCTGTGCGCTGGCCGGACTGGATGGCGCTTGGGTTCTGAGCAGC